CCCCTGTCTTAGTCAAATGGTCTCGAAAACCGAAGTTTGAGTTGACCTTAATGTTTAGATACTACATGCAGTACATCTCTACTAGAGAAGACTGACATTGTTGGTGGCTCTATACAGCAGGAACTTCTATGGAAGTAATGCAAGTATTATGGACCACCCGGAAGGGATATGGCTACTTTGCTAATGTTTATTATGGTTAAAACAAATCCTTGAAAAATGAGGATTTCCCAGATAATCAGTGCCCAAAGTACCCCAGTCTTGGAAGGTTGGAAAAGAAATACCCAAGTTACGGAAATATAACGGATTGTTGTATAACCACGAAGAGTGTATTGTATTTTACCGAGCCTTGGAAACAAGGAAGGAGGTAAGCTGGTGCGGAGGGATTGGCCCTAAGGAGAACAATTACTATTCTCTATGGATCCCCTGACTGCAGGTTACGCTAGAAATTACCATGAGAACAACTTTAAATAAAGCTTATTCAAAAGTTCTTTCTGCGTTTAGTCTAACATTAAATAAATTCAATGATATGGCCTCTGTAAAAGGAGGGCGGGCTCTAGTACGTGTCGGGATTTCATTCCTGGCTGTAATAGGCTTGCATACCACGAGTGCAAAGGTAAGGTCAATTGTTGTGTTCTTAAGAAAATTATCGCACTACTACCTCCATAATGGACGTAAAGGTGCTTGTCTTATTTTGAAAGTATATGCCGTTACTCTCCAACAATCGATTGGGGGACACGTCGTTAAAGACTTGGGACCTTTAAAGTTCCGAGTGAAACGAACGCGAGGCGGATTACCTAGAGTTATCCCTGTAATTCATAGAAATATGATACGGGATGGTGAGACTGGAATCATTCGATTCTGGTTGAGCCTGTTTAATCTTTATAGATTAGTGACGTTTAAAGGGGACTATACAGTGACTTCTATTACGAAATCTATTGTTAGTCCTGCTAAGACAGCCGATAATGTCAATAGACTTAAAGGCCAATTAGTAACCTTTGTTCCAACTTTCTATCTTTGGTTAAAAGATATTATAGGTTTGAATCCTCGGTCGCTTCAAATAGAGTTGTCACGTAATTATAGAAGAGCGCAAGCTTTTCCAATAATGAAGGCAAATCCTTTAACTGCTGGAACTCATAAATTTGAGGACTTAACCCGATTAGGGCAGCAGGAGGCTATGCTGGTTTTACCAGTTGTGTCGACTCACCCTTTGATGGTTCATGAAGCCGCGGTGCATCTAGACAATAATCTAGAATTGCGAGGCCCGGTACACTATTTCTTAGATCTATTACCTGAGGGTAATGTCTTGAGAAATCTATACATCCGATGTAACCGTTTCCCTCTCAAAAAGGGACATGTAAGCGCCATGGGCGGTTGGGCTGAGCGAGGTCTTGCGAAAGCAGACGCAGCTCCCCTACTACTCGTGCAACGGCCTTTTCGGCCGGTACTTGGAAAGCTCTCCTTGAAAGAGGAAGCAGCTGGAAAAGTACGAGTGTTTGCCATGGTTGATTGCTGGACTCAGTGGTTGATGAAACCGCTCCATTCAGTGATCTTCGATCAAATATTAGATGCGATTCCTCAAGATGGGACTAAGGACCAACTGGCCCCAGTCCGATCTCTGTTAAGAAGAGACCCTTCTTGTCTGTTTTCGTTGGATCTATCGTCAGCGACTGATAGATTGCCGTTATGGCTTCAACAAGCTATAATAGCTGGTATGATTAATCCAGAATTTGCCCAAAATTGGGCAGACCTCTTGGTTAAAAGAGATTATTCTATCTTAATACCACATCATAAAACAGGTTTTGGAGAGCGCCACAGAATTAGATACTCTGTTGGACAACCTATGGGAGCTTTATCCTCATGGGCTTCTCTAGCCTTAACACATCACTTTATAGTGCAATTTTGCGCTTATACAGTAGGATTTGAGAAATGGTTTACTGAGTACGCCGTTTTAGGTGACGATATAGTTATCGCCAACGCTAAAGTAGCGAATCAGTACCTAGAAGTAATGCGAGTACTTGGGGTCGGGATTGGACTTCATAAAAGTCTTCTCTCCGGCGCGGGGACTGCATTAGAATTTGCAAAACGAACTTTCTTTAGAGGGACGGACGTAAGTCCTATACCTCTGACGGAATTAGTTTCGAGTTTTAATTCACCCTCGTCTGCGGTGTCATTTATCAACAAGTACGGTTTAACGCTAGCATCCTTTTTGAAGGCTGCCGGGCATAAATTCCGAGTGCTAGGTAAATTGCACAAACCGCTGGGCCAACTTTCTAATAAAGTACGTTTAATTATCCTAGCTATGAACATCCCGATAGAAATCGAGGATGTAGAGAAATTCTTTGAATTGGGAATGCCAAAATCAGGTAGATCTCAGTTTGAAACGCAAGCGGTCATTGACCAAATGCTTTCAAGTGAATTTAAGTTAATTCAACGAGCAGTTAATGCTCAGAGAACTATGACTTATGACATTGAAGGACGAACTCTACAAGCGAAATTTATCGCTCATGAATTAGTCGAAAGACTAGAGGGTGATACCCTCGACCCCGGAGCCTTGGAGTTATTGAATTGGGCGCAAGCTCAGTTCGATAACAAGACTCACCTGGACCATTGGACCAAAGGTGAGGGATTCATTATGAGTCCGGTATACGAAGATTCATTGGGCGTGACTTTCAAAACAGCTTTGGATGTTGCAGATGCAAATCCTCAGTTGGTCTTAGATCAAGCTAAACGGTTGTATGAAGCTAGTCTTATAAAACAGACCTTCCCTCTTATAAAAGAGATCGAAACTGTTGTTATAGGGGCTTCCTTCGAACGAGCTCGAGTAATCGCTACGGCGGTGAAAGAAGAAGTGACAAGGGTCATGCTCGCTAAATACGAGATGACTGCTGCTGAAATGTACATAGCATTGATTCGGTTGAACCAACAACTGCAATTAGCGCCAATGGCAAATCTACAGTATAGTCTAGTAATTGATGCTGCTGAACGAAGGTTCACCGACGGAACGCATATCCGATTATGGAAAGCATTGAGTGGTTTAGCTCAAAACACTAAACAGCCTGACGTTAATCAGAAGAAAGTGGAGGATTCTAAAGAATCCGATGATCCTTTTGGATGGTTTAGCTAAGGTTTTACATTTTCTTAATTATGTAAGAATTCCTTATACTTACAATCTGGTATCATGATGTATGACCCTTCTCGCAAGAGTTGGAATTTATACTAAATATTTAATGCGCATCTAAGCGTG